GCGGGAGGTTGATCACCATACCTGTGAGGGCTGCGCTGGGAAACAGCACAAGCACCCCGGTCTGCATAGTGATTGTCGAGTTGCTGACCAAAGTTGCGCCAGCGTAGAAGTCGAACGGTACGCCAACCACGTCGCCGTGGCCGTATCCCATCTGTACGTTAGCCATAGTATTCTCCTTATGGTGTCAGATTAGGACGCCGAAGCGACTTCGATGTTGCGGACAGCCAGCTCTGGGTACGCCAGAACCGCGCCTACAATCGAGTCGAGTCGAGCCGGGAGCACGTCGTTAGACGGATCCCACTGCTGCGCGAAGCGCATGTTGTAGCCCTCAAAGGCCTCCGCAGCCGTCATCTTGACGAGTGGGCTGAGGTCGAGCATCGGAGGATTCGCGAACACGATAGCGTCGCGGTACCAGCCAAGGGACTGCTTGATCAACGCGCCGCTGATGTTCAGCAGAGGCGAGTTGGACGCAGCTCCCGACACACCAAACACCTGAATCAGCGCGCCGGCGGCCGGCACGTTGTCCACGTTCTGGTACGCGCCACCGGTGATAATGCCGGGGGCGATTGGCAGACCGGCCATTGCACCGCCGGAGCTGGTCGTGGTCGCGGTGACTACGAACTGCTTCGGACGGCCCAGAGAGGCCTTCGTCTCGGGGTCGACTTCGTTGACGCCCGCGATGGTGATCACGTCACCAGCGTTGAGGGTGTCTGCGCCAGCGTTCCAGCCGTTGGTGGCCAGAGCGAAGGTCGATACGAACGCGTTACCAGCGCCGGGGTTCGACTGACCGGCACCGTTGACGGCCGGGTTCGAGGAGGCGCTGAATGTTCCGACTACGTGGGTCGGCAGCTTCGTGTTACGGAAGCAGACGTATCCCGCCGCCTTGTCGGAGATGACACCCTCAAGCCACTGATCAGAGATCGTGCTCTCAGGCTGGAAGAGACCCTTGTTGTCCTTCACGAAGTAACGGCTCGTCTGAGGAGTCGCTGTGAAGGTACGCCGGTCGTCTTCAGGGGCCAGCGCTTCCGTCAGGTACTGCTCGTTCTGGAGCAGCTGGTCGTAAGTCGCTGTGGTGCTGTACGCGCCAGTGAACTTCGGAACGTTGTTCACCTGACCGGCTGTGAAGTTCTCCACACCGGCAGCAAGGCGAGCCATCGCGGGTTCGAGAACCTGCTCCTCGAAGTTGTTCAGCAACATCGCGCGCTCTACGCTCGTGAAGTTGATGTCAACGCCGAGCTGCTGGTTGACCAGCAGGGTGGCAAAACGCTGAACGGAGTTCTGGGCGTTCATCTGAGGTCCGGTACGCAGCTGGTACTGGAACGGCAGACGGATCGAGAGCTGCTGACCAAGGATGACCCCGTTGATCGGGCCCGGCAGCAAGCTCTGGTAGTCGCGGTTCGTACGACCTGTGAAGTTGCTCTTGGCGTGGAGCAATACCAGCGCCTTACGAGCGACCCACTGGGCCGTAATGAGTGAGTTAGCCATTTATCCCTTCCGAGATGTTAGTTCAGTCCTCGCGCTTTGCGGTTGGCCGCTCGCGAGTTCTGCTTATTCACCCGATGCTGTCGCGCGAATTCCTCCATGCCCATTGACGGGTCAAGGACGCTTCGCGTTTCCGGCTTTGCCGCTGACCGGGTTGCGGTCGGCGGTGGGGGTGCGTTGGTGATGGACTTCTTCTGGACGGTCTTCGCGCCGCCCTGTGGAGTTGCAGGTGTCTTGCCTTTGCCTGCTTTCTTATCAGCTTCAATCTCGTCTTCGAGACGTCCGATCAGCTTGCACTGCTCACGGGGCGGCATCCGCGCGATGCGAATCGCGAGGTCGTCGTCCTTTCCGAAGCGGTACAGCAGCTCGGCCGTGTACGGAGACTCAGCTACCAACTGACCGGCGTCCGGTCCGAGCTGGTTAGCAGCGAGGATCGGATTCTCCATGACCACAGTCTTGTAGTCAGGGTGGTCCTTCATAAAGGTCGTCACCTTGGAGAGGACGCCGTCGTGAATGGCCTGCGCCTTGGTTGTGCCAGAGATCTCAGCCACAACAGCCTTGCGGTTGCGCGCGTCGCGCTTGTCCAACCACGAGGCCATCTTCGAGCGGTACTTGTCGTTGTCGTACGCCACGTCCTCGTCTGAGAGGTCGGGCATTGGTTCCAACGGTGGTTCCGGCGCCGGAGGTGCGGCGGCCGTGGCAGTGGCTGTTGTTTGGCGGTTCCCAGTGGCCTGCGCCAGTCGTGCGCGCAGTTCCTTGTTCTCCGCATCCTTCAGCTTGCCGTACTCTTTGTAGCCTTCAGCAAGATCCAGAACTTCCACAATGCGTTCCCGGGCTGATCCCTTCTTCGGCGGCTGGTCCTCTTCACCAGTCAGGTCCGCGTTAGGATCAACTTCATCGCCGGAATCGACGGAGTCGGTGGATGAGTCCGACGTTTCATCCGAAGTCCCCTCACCCGATTCGGTCGGGTCGCCGAGTGTACCGTCCTCATCGACAACGGGGCTGTCGTCGGTGAGATCTGTCGCCGCGGATGCAACCGCGGGCGTGCCGCCCGGTGTAGCGTCAACGTTTCCAGCCGCCACCGCTGCTACTGCAGCAGGGGTCGCGGCCGCTGCGGGGGTCGCCCCGCGAAATGGATTCACCTTGTCCGAAATCTGCGTCTGCGGCTTCGACTCATAGGCTTCCAGTGCCTTGACGAAGTCGCGCGTGTCTTCGCGCTTAGCCATGTTCTCTCCGATGTACACGTCGTACGCCGACGCGAGGCGGTATCGGTCTCACCCAGATACGATCAGGCGGCTTTCTTGGCAGCTGCCTTCGGTTTGGCCTTAGCCATCGCCTTCGCGGCGGCGACCTTGGCGTCGTTCAACTTCGTTGCGTGCTCCAGCTCAAGCGCGTGCTTCTCGCGCATGCGCGTCATCTCGCTCTGGTGCGCCTCGTGCTTGCGCGCTTCCTCGCGCTGGTGCTTCTCGTGCGCCCGGCGCTCCTCCTGCTCGTGCTCGCGGCTGTCTATCGACACGCCGTGCTCGCTCTCGGAGCGTCCGGCCAGTACGTCGCCGGTGTGTTTCTGGTGCTGGTGCACCATGTCCTGCAGGTGCGCCTGTTCGTTGTGGCGCAGCTCCTGCTGGTTGAGGTTGCCCTGGTGCTGCAGATCCTGCTGGTTGGTCACCGCGTCCTGGCGCGCCTGCTGCATGTCTGGGATGCCGGCGTGTCCGAGCGCGGCGTCGTGGATCTCGCTCGCCAGCTTCATGTTGCCCAGCTTCAGCTTCTCCTGCTCGCCCGGGCTCGACTGCAGGCGGCTCTGCGCGATGCCGGCGTCCGCCGTCATCTTGTCCGCCTTGCCCTTGAGCAGCTGCTCGTTCATCTGAGCCATCTTCTGCTGCTGGATCTGCTGAGGAGTCGGCTGGCCTACGCCCGCCTTCTTCTCCGCGTCGTTCGGCTGGATGATGCCCTGCTGGATGAGCGGCACGCGGAAACGCTTCGCCATCTCGGCGGCGTCTGGTGTGTCGACGTTCTTCGCTATCAGGTCCGCGATCAGCGGCGCGTGGTCTGGGATCGCCTCGCTCAGCGCGATCAGCGCGTCGAGCGCTTCCTGACGCTGGGTCTCGTAGTTCGGTCCGATGGTAACCTTGACGTCGTACGTACCCTTCGACAGGTCGTTGATGATGTCTTCGACGCCGTCCTGCGTCTGGTTCAGGGTCACTTCCTGCATGATGCCGTCATGACCGATGATCTGCTCGACACGCTCCGTGTCGTAGATGGACGGGATCATGTCGATCATCATCTCCCACGTTAGCTGGAGAGCCTGACCGAACCCGTCGATGAATTCGAAGCTGCCTAGGTCGCTGCGCTTCGTGTGCTGCACGAGCGCCTTACCCGACACGCGGTTCATGTCCTCGGCGTTGCCGAGCGCCGGGTCGAAGTATCCGATGGTGGCTTGGATGTCCTGAATCGACATCTGCGCGAGCGCGAGCGCGCCCTGCGGCAGGTCCAGCGGCTCCACGCGGTGCGGCATGACCTCTGGCGACTTCGGGTCCGGGTTGTACGGCAGGTACGGCCGGCTCTGAACGTTCGCCTGATTCCACTGGTCCTCGTAGCCCTTGATCATCGTCTCGGTTACGAGGTACGGGGCCTTCGGGAGCAGCGCGCTGCGCTCGATCATGTCCGAGGCGCGCGAGTTGTAGCTGCGCTGCGCGTCCTTGGCGTGACGGATCAGCGACTGGAATTTCTTGCGGCCCTCGATGTTGATGTAGCGACCGGGGCAGCGGATGACTGGGATACGCTTCCAGTCGTAGTAGTACGGGCCTTCGAGCACGTTCGTGCCGTCGACCTTGACCCACATAACCTGCCATACGACAGTGTCGCGGATCATCGGCTTGCCGTGCTTATCCTTGGCGACGCGCGTAACGCCGTGCGTGTGGTGATGAATTCCCAGCTCATCGAAGTGCGCTTCCTGCGCCTTCAGGTCGCCGTCGTAGTCCTGAACGGTACCGTTGGTCATCTTCGCAATTTTCTTCGGGCGCGGCACGCGCTCGAAGTACTCAGCGATGCGAACTTCCTTGTCGGTGAACCAACCGTAACTGTCGCGGCTCATCGTGAACGACTGGCCGTCGCCGTCGCGGTACAGCTGCTCGTAGATCTCTTCGGCTACGCGCTCCGCCACGATGCAGCGGTTGGCGTCCCCGGCGCACGCGTCGGCGCACTGTGGGTCCCACACGACCGTCTGCGGGTTCGTGATGTTGATGATGCGGAGCACCTGATCGAACGCGCCGTCCCCGTCGTCGGACATGTATGTCGGCATGATGCGCCACGCGCCGAATCCG